GAGTTCGACGCGGCGCTGCGCGGACGGATTGGGAATGGCGTGCAGATGCCGGCTCCATCGCGGGCGGATCTGGCGGCGCTGATGCAGCAGTTCCCCGATGCATGAGAGGTCAATATGGCTTTATCGAGCGACAGCAATGGCGAGGTCTGGACGGTCCAGGTCGAGGCGGACACATCCGCTCTGCAGACGGAACTGCGCGCGGCCGCCTCTCTCGGGCGGCAGTTTTCCAACTCCCTCGTCAGTGCATTCGACGGCATCGCCGTCAAGGGCCGCTCCGTCGGCGATGTCTTGAAGAGCCTTACGGCCCGTCTTTCCGACCTTGTCGTCAAGGCGGCGTTCCGGCCGCTGGAAAAGGGGATCGGAGATGGATTTGCCGGTCTTCTGTCCGGCAGTGCCGGCTTTGCCAAGGGCGCGGCCTTCCAGGGCGGACTGCCGGTTCCGTTCGCGAACGGCGGCGTCATTCAGAGCCCGATTGCCTTTCCGCTCGGAAGTGGCCGCATGGGGATTGCCGGCGAACGCGGGGCGGAGGCGATCATGCCGCTGTCACGAGGACCCGATGGACGGCTCGGGGTGGCGGTGCCGCGCTCGGCAGGCGCGCAGATCACGTTCAATGTAACCGCGACAGACGCGGAAAGCTTCCGCCGGTCGGAGTCCCAGATTTCGGCCATGTTGGCGCGCGCCGCGGCACTCGGACAACGCAATCTCTAATCGACGTGCGAGGCAAGTGATGAGCTTTCACGAGGTGCGGTTTCCGACCGCCATTTCGCGTGGCGCGCAAGGCGGGCCGGAACGGCGCACGGATGTCGTCGTGCTCGGGTCGGGCCACGAAGAACGTAACGCCCGGTGGGCCGACAGCCGCAGGAGCTACAACGCCGGGTATGGCGTCAAATCTCTTGACGATCTGCACGCCGTCATCGCGTTCTTCGAGGAACGCAGAGGACGGCTCTATGGGTTCCGGTGGCGGGATCACCTGGACTGGAAATCCTGTCCGCCGCAGCAGGCGATAACGGCTGGCGATCAGGTCATCGGCATGGGCACCGGCAGCCAGGCCGTGTTCCAGCTCGTGAAGAAATATGGTTCGGCCTTTGCGCCGTGGTCACGTCAAATCAAGAAGCCGGTCGATGCAACGGTGCGGATCGCGGTGGCGGGTGTCGAGAAAGCGCCAGGTTCCCATTTTACACTCGACGGGGCGACGGGGGAGGTCACGTTCCGGCCGGGTCATGTGCCGGAAGCGGGACAGCCGGTGACGGCGGGTTTCGCGTTCGATGTGCCTGTCCGGTTTGACACCGATCGATTGGAAATATCGCTCACCGGCTTTCAGCACGGGGCGATCCCGAACATACCGGTCATGGAGGTGCGCCGATGAAGCCGTTGCCAGCAGGATTGGCGGCGCATCTCGACAGCGGCGCGACAACGCTGTGCTGGTGCTGGCGGCTCAAGCGCCGTGATGGCTTGGCGCAGGGTTTCACGGACCATGACCGCGATGTCGTGTTTGACGGAACAACGTTCGAGGCTGCGGCCGGATTCGAGGCGAGCGAGGTGCGTGAAACATTAGGTCTCGCCGTCGACAATCTCGAGATCACGGGCGCGTTGTCGTCGGCAGCACTGCAGGATGCGGATCTCGCCGCCGGGCTCTACGACGACGCGGAAGTGGAGATTTTTCGCGTTAACTGGGCGGACGTCACGCAGCGCATTCTGATGCGCGCGGGGACCCTGGGCGAGGTGAAGCGCGCCGGTCATGGGTTTTCGGCCGAGGTGCGCGGTCTTTCCCATTATCTGCAGCAGCCGAAAGGGCGGCTGTTTCAATACACCTGCGATGCCGATCTGGGGGACGCGCGCTGCAGGGTGAACCTGGCGGCAGCCGCGTATACGGGTTCCGGGGTGGTCGGTTCGGTGCTCTCGGAGCGGGCGTTCACGGCGTCGGGTTTTGCGGACATCGTCTCTGACTGGTTCACGCGGGGCCTCGTGGCTTTCACGTCCGGTGAGGCGGCTGGGCAGAAGATCGAAGTGCGGCGGCACACTTCGGAAGGGGGGACGGTGACGTTCGACCTTTGGCAGGCGGTTCGGGCGCCGTTGACGGCGGGAATGAGCTTCACCGCGACGGCCGGATGCGACAAGAGCCATGTGATGTGCCGGACGAGGTTTGCAAATATCGCGAATTTCAGAGGCTTCCCGCACATGCCTGGCAACGATTTCCTGACGGCCGTCGCCAACTCCGGCAAGGCGTGAGGTGGTGATCATGCAAGCGGAGAGCCTTTCGGGGCGTGGCGCGCAAGTAGTTGCTGCCGCGCGGACCTGGATCGGGACGCCCTATCATCATCAGGCGAGTGCGTGCGGTGTCGGCGCGGACTGTCTGGGGCTCGTTCGCGGTGTTTACCGCGAGGTGATGCAGCGGGACGCCGAACTGCCGCCGCCCTATTCACGCGACTGGGGCGAGACGAACGGATTGGAAACGCTATTGCAAGCGGCGCAGCGCAATCTGTTGCCCGTCGCGCAAGGGACGCACGTTCCAGGTGACGTTCTCATCTTCCGGCTGAGGCAAGGGACGATTGCCAAGCATGCGGCTCTTCTGGCGACGCCGGAGACGATGATCCACGCGATGGAAGGCACCGTGGCTTGCGAAGTGGCCTTCAGCCCTTGGTGGCGTCGGCATCTGGCCGGTGCGTTTCGTTTTCCCGACTGACGTAGGGGCAATCCTTCATGGCGACATTGGCACTGGCGGCGGTTGGCGCCGCCGCGGGAGGAGCCCTTTTGCCCGGGGGTATCTCGCTTCTCGGCGCGACGCTGTCCGGCGCGGCGCTCGGTTCGCAGATCGGCGCACTGGCGGGTTCGTATGTCGACAGCGCGCTGTTTGGGGCAGGCGGCAGCAAAGTCGTGGAAGGTCCGCGGCTGCAGAAGGTTCACCTGACGGCGTCGACTGAAGGGGCGCCGGTGCCGCGGCTCTACGGGCGGGCGCGCGCCGGCGGTCAGGTGATCTGGGCGGATGAGATCATCGAGAAGCGAGTCGCTTCGTCGGCTGGCGGGTCCGGTAAGGGAGTGGGCGGCAAGGGGCAGACATCGCAGAAGGTCGAATACCAGTACTTCGCCAGTTTCGCGGTCGCGATCTGTGAAGGAGAGATCACGGGTCTCGGACGCGTCTGGGCCGACGGGCGGGAACTGGACCTGACGCGGATTATAACACGGCTCTATACCGGCAGCGAGGCTCAGGCCGCCGATGCCCTGATCAGCGCCAAGCTCGGGGCGGATGCGGCGCCTGGGTTTCGCGGAACCGCCTATGTCGTTTTTCAGGAGTTACCCCTGGCGGAGTTCGGCAATCGCATTCCGCAACTGTCGTTCGAAGTCTCGCGCGCCGTCGACAAGTTCGGCGATAAGATCCGCGGGGCGGTTCTCATTCCGGGATCGGGTGAGTTCGTTTATGCGACCCAGCCCGTTTCGCAGACCTTCGGGCTAGGACGCTCGCGGCCCGAAAACGTGCATACGCTGGCCGGCGACACGGATTGGCAAGTGGCGGTCGATCAGTTGCAGGCGGCGCTGCCGAATGCATCCGCCGTGTCGCTGGTGGTGAGCTGGTTTGGAACCGATCTTCGTGCGGGCAACTGCCAGATCAAGCCCGGTGTGGAGCGGACGCAGAAGACGACCGCGCCGCTGACGTGGTCGGTCTGTGGCGTCGATCGCCATTCGGCCTATGTCGTCTCGACGAGGGACGGGCGGCCGGCCTATGGCGGCACGCCTTCCGATCAAACGGCCGTGGCGGCGATCGAGGATCTCAAGGCACGCGGGCTCGACGTAATCCTGACGCCGTTCATCCTGATGGACGTGCCGGAAGGAAACACGCTCGGCGATCCCTATGGCGGTTCCGTGCAAGGCGCCTATCCCTGGCGCGGGCGGATCACCTGCGATCCGGCGCCGGTGCGGCCCGGCACGGTGGACAAGACCGCGGCCGCTGCGGTCCAGATCGCGCAGTTCGTTGGAACCGCGACGCCAAACCATTTCTCACTCAGTGGCAAGAGCGTTGTCTATTCCGGTCCCAACGAGTGGTCCTTGAGGCGCATGGTTCTGCATCATGCATTTCTGGCCAAGGCCGC